GTCGCGACGAGCGGGCCCACGCCAGGAATGAAATATGCGGCGAGCGCAGCCACCTGAAGGGTTATGCGCAGGATGGACTTGAAGGTATTACCGCCCTGCGGGATGAGGACTACGGACACGGTATCGTCGGGGCGCAGCCGCAGGGTGCTCCAGTCGACATTCTCCATCGCGCGGCCATTCAGGCCGATCGCCCACTCATGCTCATTGGGCAGGCCGTCGAGATAATCCGCGAGCGTCGCCTCCGGGCGCCACACGAGATGATGCGTCTCGACCGATGCTGGATCGAACGCGTTGTAGAGCAGCCGCAGATTGACGCGGCATACGTCCCGATAAGGGACGACTGGCTTATGCTCCATAAATGTATGCCTGAATTGCGCGGTCGTTCCACGGGGCTCGAAGAATGCTTTCCACGAGCACGCCGGTGGTCTCGAAGGCGTGGATGAAGTCTGTGTTGTCAAGCATATACCCAACGTGGGCCCCTACCCCTTCGACACGGAAGACGACGGTGGCGCCGGGGGTGCGCAGTGGGACGCGGGTCCAGGCGCCGGACGCTTGGGAGACCAGGTCGGCGGCGCGCTCGATCTCATTCGGAGTCACGAAGTCGGGAAGCACGATGCCTGCGCGGCGGTTCATCTCGATGACCAGGCCGTAGCAATCGTAGGCGTACGGTCCGCGGGCTCCGCGGACAAAGGGCTTTCCGAGGAGGTCGAGATAGTTCAAGTCCTGCACGCATGCATTATCGCATGTGTGTGGTCTACCATGCAAGTTAGATATTCATGATGACCAGACCCGGGATGCCGCCAAAGTGCAGTGTGTTGGAATGCGCCCGGCATCCATCGGCGCCCTCGAGCGTGTAGGAGCACTTAGGCATCGAGCCAACGTAGCCACATTCGAGGCTCTTGTAGCGCCAGCAGCAACGATCACGATATTGGTAATGAAGCGGGAAGCGCACGCTCAGGGGGTTCTCGCTTCCCAGAGTGATGTTCACCTCTGCGTTCTGCTCGGCGAAAGATGTCGTCGTGATCTGGAATGTCTCGACCATTTCGGCCGGCTTATCCAGGCGCCCGGTATTGACGACAATCATTCGCACCGGCGAATTCATGCCGCCTGCGTAGGCTTCCAGGAGCGACGTGATGGTGCCCATCGGATCGCGCGCTGTGCAGCTTACAGATGGCTCTTCGCCGTCCTTCTGCTGAATGTTGATGCTGAAATTCGCTGCGCGATAGAGGTTTCCGCCGAAAAGGATATCCTCCGAATTTCGAGCGATACGCAGCGTCTCCACGACATCACGCGTATTGGGGTCTGTAACATCGATCTCAAGCAGGATTACGAATGCCACATTCGAGGCTATCTTGCTCTTTTCGATGACGGTGGCGACGGAAAGGTGAGCCATTATACTTCTCGAACCTCAAAGCTAATGTTCCAGATACGGTTCGTACCGATGCCGGTGTAGTTTTCTACGTATGGCTTGGTGAAGCGCACCTGAACTGTCTCGCCGAGGATCTGGTTATACCAGGTGAAGGAGGTTGTGGTGGTGTGCGCTTTGTAGAAATCCACGATCGTCTGATATTGCGATTGAGGAATGCCGATAAAGCCATACTTGAATGTGCGCCGCGGTGCGCGAGTGAAGCGCGGGCGCGTGATCTCGTAGCCGCCAGACATGTCCGAGCGGATCGCTGGATCCTCGCCACCGTCATTTGCGTACAGCGATGGGCTCTCGCCGTGCAGGGCGAATGTTGGGAAATCGGCCATTACTTGCTTAGCGCTCCCTTAAGTCCCGAGCGGAAGGACGTGTCCTTGCTCGCCGCGTCGAGCACCACATCGAGGATCAGCTTGCCCGCATTGAAATGCGGTTGACCTGTCTCGGCGGTCACTTGCGTGCCCGAGTTGTTGATGATGTTGACCTGGATCTCTGGCACGCTGCCGTTACCGTTGAGCTTGCTCGCCAGGTTATCCTGTTGCGCCTCGGTCAGAACCAGCTCGCGCTTCTTCGCGATGATCGGCACTTCATCCGACGTGAGGCTGTTGCCGCCCACAAAGCCGCCCTCGTGATATTTCCGCGCGCTCTCGAACACCGCGGCTGCGACGCGCGTCGTATCGGGGGGCCTACCGGCAAACCCGCCGGTGTGATTCTTACCCGCGACCATGGTCGGGCCGCTGCCCATACTTGTCGCGAAGTTGGAGAGCCCACCCTTCACGAACTGCCCCATGCTCATAGGCTTGCCCGTTGGCGAGGCCGGCGTCATGCCGATCGCCGACAGGATCGCATATGCGATCATAGCCGCCACGATGACCTTCATGATCTGCTCAACCACGCTCACTACGAAGTTGGCGATATTGAGCTTGCCAGACGCAATGCCGTCGACCAGCTGACCGATCGAATTGGTGATGACGTCGTTCAGACCCTTCGAGATGTCCGTCATCGAACGGAGCATCTGTTTGGCCGAACCTTCCTGCTGGCGGTCGAATTCCTTGCGGCGCGCGGACTCGTAGCGCTCGAATGACGCGATGACCTTGGCGCGACGATCCTCGGTCATCTCGGTAGCCGCGATCAGCTGGCGCTGACGATCCATCTCACGCTCGAAATTCTCACGCCTGGCCGTATCCTGATCCTTCAGCGACGACAGGATCGTCGCGGTCTGCTCATCCCAATTGTGCGCTGTTTCCGACATGGCGGCGTCGTTGGTCGCCTTGATCGTCTTGTTGATCAGGTCACGGATCTGCTGGGCCGCTTCCGAGCTGTCGCCCTTCAGCTTGTCGAACAAGGGCGCGAACTGCCCGCTGACATCTGCGGTGCGCTTGTCTGCTTCGATCGTGCCGGCGTTATAGCTCTTCCACAGCGAGTCTGCCTTTGTGCGAGCCTTGTCGAACTGCTCGGCGAGGTTTTTGATCGTGCTGTCATTTGACCTGGTGTTGGATGCCTGGTCGAGCACCGACAGCGCAGCGCGCATACGGGCGACCTGATCCTTGGTAAGATCCTTGCTGCCGCCGTGAGCTAGCTCAGCATTGAACCGACCCAGAGCATTGGAGCCGTCTTCCGCGGCAGTCTGAAGCTGTGCGATGCGGCCGTAGACGCTCGCCAGCTTTTGCTCGAAGGTCTCCTCTTCTCGCTTACCCTTCATCGCGGCATGAATGGCGTCGATGCCCGCGGCGGTGTCGCGAAGCTTCTGAATATCCTCCTCGGAATAGCCCTTGAACTTGCCACCGGCGAGCTGGGCATTGAATTCGGCGAGCTTCTGCCCCTCCCCCGCCAGCTTGGCCTGGGCGCCAGCGAGGGCGGCGGTCGAATTCATCAAGGCGCGCTGCTCGGCCGTCAGCTTGCCGGCTTTGCCCGAAAGGAGCTCAAGACCGTCCGCGTTCGCCTTGCCCTTGTCGATCATCTGCTGCTGGGCGCTGGCGACACGGTCGCTGGCGGCCTTCACAATCTGGGCGATCGCTTCAATCTTAGCCTGTGGCGCATTGCTGCCCGTGGCCTGCGCGTAAGCGGCCTTGGCGTGCGCGAGGAAGTTGACCGCCATATCATAGGGGACCGCATCCATCGCAGCCTGGGCGGCAGCCTTCTGGGCGATCAATCTGGTCTTATCAGCACCGGTCGCGCCGGCGAGCTTTGCGTCCAGGCTCGTGACGATGTCGGTATATTTCTGGGTGCGGTTGGCAATCGCCTGACTGACGTTCTGGTCAAACTTGGTGATGACGTCCGAAGCCGAGCTTGCGATGGCGGACGTGGTGCCCTTCTTCAGGTCGGCGAGCATCTTGTCGCGCTGTGCGGTGAGCGTCGAGATCGCCTTGTCGGTGGAGTCCGTGCCAAGCAGCCCACCAAGCGACAGAACGCTGTTCGCCGTGCCAAGCACCTGGCCGACGGTCGAATTCTTATGCGCCGCAAGCTTGTCGAGCGCGGCGTTGATGGTCTCGATGCCCTGCTTGGCCTTCTCAACCTGAGCGAGGTTGCCGATCTTATTACCGACAGCGTCAGCTGCCTCACCAGCAGCATCGAGCTTCGTTTTGAACACGCCGGCCGCTGATGCCGCCTGGTAAAGCGCGAGCACGAGGCCGATGCCAACGGGTGAAAGGAGAGCTTTTACTGCAACCCCGAGCGCGTCCGTTGCGGCAGCTGCAATCCCCTGGGCCGTTGCCAGCGCGCGCGAGCTGAACGACGCGGCTGTCATCGCCTCATTCTCAGCGATGATCGACGCACGACAGGCGGCAACAGCGCCGGCCATGGATTCCTCGGCTGTGATGCGCGCGGCGGCTTCCGCCTTCACTGCGGCCGCGAGCTCCCCCTCTGCAATGATGAGATCTGAGACGGCTTTACGGTCCAGTGCGCGCAGGCGGGTAAGCGTGGTCGTCTGGGCGGCGAGCTCTGCTTCGGCTGCGGTGGCCACCGCGTCAGATGCAGCCGTCTCCTGACCGATCGCGCGCTTTGCCGCAGATAGGTTGAGGGCGGCATTGAGCGACGACTTGGCGCCGGCGATCTGCTGTGCCACAATTGGCATCTGGGCGCGATATTGCGCGCTCTCCTGAGCGATCGCATCGATGACAGCCTGCTTCGCGGCAACATTTTGTGCGGCCGACTGAACCGCTGCAGCGTCGGCTGCAGCGGTCGCATTGGCGATCGCGAGGATAGACTGCTCTGCAGCGGCCGTGCGCTGCTTCATAGCATTCGCACTATCGATCATGACGGCGTTGCCCGTGGCGACCGCCGTGGCAAGCTGCACCTCAACCGCGATGGCGTTGCCGACGCGCGCGAACGCGGCGTTCACGCTGGCGGCGAAATTCGTAAATGCGGTCGCTTGGGCAGAAGCCCACCCCGCCAGGTTCTTGGCGAGGACGAGGCCGGCGGCCATCGCCACCATCTTGAACGCGGCAAATGCCACATCGCGCCACTCGACGATGAATCGAACTGCCTTTGCGAGATCGTCGGCAATGCCGGCGATCGCGCCGCCGACAGACTTCGCGAACTGCTGCCCTTCGCGGGACTGCAGCATCGTATTCAGGTCGCGCAGGTTCTTGAGCGTGCCGGCGAACAGTCCATTCCCATTGTCGTCGAGCTGCGTGAAGGACGCGGCGATCGAGAACATGTTGGTCTTGAGCTCGGCCAGCTGGCCCGCTAGCGTCTGACGGATCTTCTCCGCGGCGCCGGTATAGCGACGCTGCATTTCGTTCAGCATCAGCGTGATCGCCGGGCCCGCCGCGACCGTGCCGGAGCTGACCGCCTTGGTCAGCTCCAGCATCGTCATATTGGCCGACGACGCCATGATCTTCATGGCGCTCGGAACCGCCTCGCCAAGCTGGCGACGAAGCTCTTCCATGGAGATGACGCCCTTACCCGACATCTGCATGATGGCGAGTGCTGCGTGATCGAGCGTATCGGAACTGCCACCGAACTTCGCGACGGCATTGGTCAGCGACTGCAAGCTGCCGTTCAGCGGATCAATGTTGCCCGTCTTGAGCTTTACGAAGGCCTTGCCGACCGCATCGGTTGCAAAGCCCGTGGAACGGGCGATGTCCATCACGCCCTGAATGTCGACCTTGGCCTCCTGCGCCCGCCCAACCTCGCTGGTCGCGGTGGAAAGGCCTTCCATCAGGATCGTCAGCTTCTGGACTTCGCCGGCCTGCTTTACCATGTCGGCGACCCAGTCGACGCCGATCTCCTTCAGAACCGCAAAGCCTTCACGCAGGCCATAGAGAACCACGGTAAAGTCGCGGAACTTGGCGATCGGGCCGGCGGCCGCGTGCTCGATCGACGACAGGGTCTTACCCATGTCGTTTACGTTGGCGCCGGTATCCTTGATGGATTGACTGAATGTCTTGAGCTTGCCGCCCGCGTCGGTCAGGCCGCCGGAGAACTTGCCGCTATCGAGGTCCAGGACGACGTTGAGGGTGCGAACAGCCATGACTTACTCACCCTTTCTTCTTGAACCGCGAAGCGAGCTCCTTGAATTTGTTCGGATCGAACCTCTTCTGTAGGATCAGCGGGCGGCCCAACTCGGACTGCAGCTGCTCGGCGAGACCTTTGCTGGCATCTCCGGACTGGGCTGACCCAACGATCCAGAGTTGCCTCAAATCCCGCTCGGCTCTCAGCCGGTCGATCTGGCGGTTGAGCGTCCAGAACAGGACCAGCGGGAGATCCAGAACCTGCGCGTATGTGTAAGAATATTCACACATCACACGCGCAATGAAGAAAGGCAGATCGATCAATCGGTCGTCGGTATCTCCCCCATCGTCGGTTCGTTTCCCGACGTTACACCTTCACCCTCGGTCGGAGCTGAAGCCTTTGTGATCTCGGCCGACATTTCGGTCAGCCAATTGAAAATCTGGAGCACGAGGCGGAGAGGCATGTCGCCCGCCGGAATGCCGGGGAACATCTTGACCAGCTGGTCCTGCATCAGCGCCATCGCGCCTTCGCTGTCATTCTCTGCGTGCGCCTGGTTTACGGCCGCCTGCCGCTTCTCCTGCTCGATATAATCGGCCAGCGTCATCTCGCGCATGACGTAATCGACGCCCTTATAGCGAACGGTGATGACGTCTTCGGGGGTCGGCAGTTCGTCGAGGTTCAGGAGCTTGGTGCTCACGCGGACTTATCCTTGGCAGAGGGAAAGGTTGCCCGGCCATCACAGGCCGGGCGCTTGGCGATTACGCAGCGGCCGGGTCGCCGAACGAGAACATGTCCTGCGTGGTCATGTCCACGTAGCCGGTGAACTCGACGGCATAGACGCGCTGGGTGTCGTTCTTGTAGACGTAGGTGAACGCGCCCTGGCACATGGCCGACATGATGTTCAGGTCGAATTCCTTGTTGCTGGCGTCGAGCGCATACGGATGCAGCGTCAGATTGCCGGCGAGCGCGCGCAGGCTGGTGCCCACCGCCGACTTGAAGACGAGCTTCTTGGTCGTGGTGCCGACGAGCGTGGTGCCCGGGAAGATGGTCGCGAACTTATCCAGGTCGAATTCCGCGAGCGGAACCTTAACCTTGATGCCGCGCGACTTGATCACCTGGTCGATCACGGCGGCGCCGAACTGGTCGGCGACGATGTCGGTCACTTCGGTGGTGAACGCCACTTCGACGCCGCCCATCGTCAGACCAAGGTCGGTGCCCTTAAAAGTAATGCTGCACGGACCCATCTGCAGGTTTTCGAAGGATGGCGCGGTCATGGGCTGCTCCTGATGCTCGGAAATTCTAAATCCCGACCATCATACCATCATGCATGTGTGTTGTCCATCATGCACCTAGCGGGTTCGAGGTGTCCCCAAAGCAGATGTCATAGTTGATCGAGGATTCAATCAAGCCTCCCTGATCGCGCGGATACTGGATCGGCAAATGGCGCGGCAGCACATAGAAGAAATGCAAGCCATCAACATCGACCTCACGCATGCGAATGGCGCGCGCGATCGCGGTGGCCCGGCTATATCCAGTTGCTGGGTTTTTATCGCGGACGATCACCTGCACGGTCGTCGTGAACAGACCTGGGATATCCTGGTTGGCATCGTTGCCGGCATGGCTGCCGCGGAGCATGACGCCGGATGCTATATTCGCGTCCATTGTCCCGACGAACAGGTCGACGCCCCTGGTGCCGAGATTTGCGGCTTCGATCAGTCCGGCGAGTGCGAGCATATGGTTCACAGGAGTGCCTCCATGATCGTGTCGATAATGTCGTCTGCCTCGGCCTCATGCTCGATCAGCGCGCGTTCGAGAAACTTGGGCCCCACTTCCTCTCCGGTCACAGCCTGCTTGAGCTGGCTTTGCGGCCCGAGATTATATTCACCCTCATGCATGTAGGTTGCGTAGGCGTCGACATCGACGCCATCGACGACACCGCCCACCTCGACGTCGATCTCGATCCGGTTACGATCGCCATAATGCTCGACCAGGTGATGCGCGTCCTCGAGGTTGTGCTTGTCCACCGGGCACATCTTTTGCGACGACTCCATGACGCGCTTCGCCAGGCGCCGGAGCATCGCCAGGCGCGCGGGTGACGTGCGCTCCTCGGCGCGTTCCAACCGAAGGATAAGCCCGTTGGCGGAGTCGTTGTAGAATTCCATACCCATTACGAAGGGTCCGCGGTCTGGGCGAGGACTTCGTAATGGTCGAGCCGGCCGGTTACGGCGATGCGCGGCTCGATCGACGTGACGATCAGCTGATAGCCGTAGACGTCGATTTCATCGAGATCGCTGATCGGCACATTCATGGGGAAAAGAAATTTCGCCTGCGTGGCCAGGATCTCGGCCGCGCCGCGCGATCCGCTCGAGTCCGCGCGCACGCTGGTCGGCTGCGTCTTGGGCGGCAGGCGAACGATCGAGCATGGCAATCGGGTAGGCGGGTTATAGATTCGATTGCCGAAGACGTCGCGTTGACCGCTGAAGCGGCGCACCATCGCGGTCGTGTTGGGAATAAACATGCGCCCTACTCCGGCTTGATGATCGTGACGAAGGCGTCGGATGACGGGTGGAAGATCTCTGCGTCCATCTCGGAGAAGAGTGGATCGTGCGTGCCGGGCACGAGCGCCAGGCGCTGGCCGTAGAAGCGCGAGTCCTTGTTCGGGGCATCGACATAGACGAACGTGTGCCCGGCAGATGCGACTTCGTGGATATATGTCTCATTGGTTACATTGAGCAGCTGCAGCCGATATTGGTCGCGAACATGCTTGGTCGATTTGTAGGCGCGGCCGGCGCGATCGATGAATTTGAAGTCCGCGCTGAGCCCGCCCTTCATGGCGTAAGCCGCGACGGCCTGGCGATGCGATACGCTGGAGGCCTGCTCATAAGATGCGATACGCAGTCCAGCCGTCTGCAGCTCACGCGACACGACGGAAACGTCCCGCTGAACCTGCGCGCCGATCATATTGAACAGATAATCGTGGGTCGATGCGACATAGCTGGCGATCGCCGGCGGTGTTTCTTTGGCCGGCACGGTGCCGAGATCCTGTGATGCGCGATCAAGCGATGCGGCTGCCGCATCCTCGGTATCGAGCTCGATATAGCCGCTTTCCGCCCCGAGAAATGAGCGCGCGCGGTCAGTCGCGACCTTGGCTGCGGCGGCGCGCACCGACTGGTTGGTCGGATCCTCGACGAGGCCGTTCGTGATCACGCCCTTTAGCCCATCGAGTAAGCGGCTATATCGGTCGGCCGCGGCTTGAGCGCGCGCGCCGAGATCGTAGGTCATGCGCGCGCAATCTGGAATCTGTTGCGGAGGAAATTCTTGAGCTCGCGCAGCGCGGCTGCGGCCACCGGCAGATCCACCGGCGGCTTCGAATTGAAGAACATCGAACTTTCACCGATCGTCTCGGAGATGACACCGGCGCGGCGGCGCGAGGCGAAGAAGTCACCGGCGAGCATCTCGTCGGCATCAAGCACCTGGGCCCGGCAGAGCGCATCACGGAACTTCTGCGGTAGTGTTAGAAAGGCCGACTTCGTCATATAGTCGAGACGGGACACTCCCTCATAGCCGAACGGACCATCCTCGAAATCGAGGAAGTCCATACCGTTGTCGCCGAGCATAATGACGTAGCGCATGACGGAGAGCCGCGTGTAGGCGTGCTCGAGCGCCGCCGATCGCGCCGTCTTGTCCGCTGTATCCCAACCGGCAAGTGAACCTCCCAGCGTCGCGCGACTGAGTAGCGCTTGTGGGTAGGTCTGGAAGCTGTTCTGCATGACGTTGAGAGCGATCGACGCGTGGAGCAGGTAATATTGCTCCTGGATCGTCACGCCGCCTGGGTGCGTCATGGTGAAGGTTGCGAGGCGAACGCCGCGGGTTGTTCCGTCCGCGAGTGCGTTGACGCCTGCAGGGATGGTTGTGGCCAGGCTGGTGCCCGCTGGATTTAAGGCAGTCTCCGAATGGAGCTCTGTGCCGTTTTCATCCTTGATGGACAGGACTATCTCGCTGGGCGCAATCGCGCTGCCCTGGTCGTCGACAAAGGCCTGGGTAAGCTGGACCGTTTGGCCGGCGAGATAGTCCTGTTCCATTATGCGAGAGCCTTCTTAGCCTGAGCCTTCAAGATCGCCTCGATCATCTCACTGATCGATCGGCCCTTCACACCGTAGGTGTCGCCGAGATCCCGCAGGGGCTTGATGCCGTCATTTCTGGCGATCGCCTCGAGTTCGTCCCGCGTATAGATTGGGGTCTCAGCATCGGAGGCCTTCTTGGCTGCTTCGAGCAAAGCCGCCTCCTTCTCGAGCTCCTCCTTATCCATAAGCTCCTGAGCTACGCGACGCGCCTCTGCAGCTTCGGCAGCCTTTGTCGCTCTTTCCATGCGAACATCGTCGCCGGCGGGAATGCCTCGCAGGGCGAGATTAGCGGCGGCCGGACCGATCTGGTCGCCACTTTCAGCATCCTCGACCAGCACGTTGGCGGCAATGCGGTTGCGCTCGATCTGAGACACATCGTCGACGGATACACCGTCGATGAATTCGACCCCCTGCCCCATCTTGCCGGTGAAGCCTTCCCAGCCCTTTGCTACGATACGAATTCGCAATTGATCTACTCCTCGTGAAATCCAAACAAAAAGGGCGGACTGTTGCCAATCCGCCCCTTCTGGCCACTCTTATAACAGAGCGGATGTGTGTGGTCTAGAATGCGCCTTAGACGTTCTTGATGCCCTTCAGGCGTGCCAGCGACATCGTCGACTTGAGCGCGGTGCCGGTATACCACTTGACGCGGTAGCGCTGGGCATCCTTGTTCTGGACGGTGCCGACGGTCTCGACACGGATGCCGCCGACGGGGCCGCCGTAAATGCCATGCAGGCCGTCCTGCTCATTGAAGCGCGCGGCGTAGACCGAGCAGGTGCTGTTGGTCGCGGTGCCCTGAGTCTCGTCGCCCGGGAGGAATTCGTTCACCAGGATCGGAATACCCATGTAGGTGGGGATCTGCACGCCGGTCAGGTTCGGGAGCTCGATGTGCTCCGGATGCGTGCCGCCGAGCGAGCGCATCAGCGACCACATCGCGCGGATCGTGCCGGGACGCATGACCAGGGCGTCGGGACCAAGCTTGACGGCCGAGATCAGCTCGTCGAGCGCCTCGAAGGTCAGGTTGGCGCCATTGGCGCTCGCGGTCAGAACCTGGTTGCTGTCCGTCAGCGCCGACAGGCCGTCGAATTCCTTGGTGTTGACCGAGCTGTCACCGATCGCGAGCGTGCGGCGGAACTTGCGGCCGAGCGCCTTGACCTTCGACTGGAGCTGGATCGCGGTCTGGTCGTTGGTGTCGCCCATGGTCTCGTCGATGAAGTTATCGACGTCCACATCGCCCGCCAGAATGCGCAGCTTCGCCGTGACTTCATCAAAGCTGGCGGCGCCTTCGTTGATGACATCATACGGGTCGAGGAAGTCGCCTTCGCTCAGGGTGTTCTCGCGGTTGTAGACAAGAGCCTTGCCGACAATGCGCTGGAAGGGGACCATGGCGAACAGCGCGTCACGATCGATAATCTCCTCGATAACACCCTGGACCAGGACGTTGTTCGAGAGCTTCTCCGCTTCGACTCGCAGAAGGGGCATAGGAAACTCCTGTAACGCTATAAAAACTCTGTACGGGCTCCATAATAGCCAAATCAGCCTGCATAGTAAACCCCACACATGCAGTCTAGCGAAAAATGTGAGCCGTGCACAAAAAAGCCCGGCCGAAGCCGGGCTTTTCACACGCTACGCTACTGGTAGTATCAGCCGCCGATAAGCTGCGCGATGCCGCGCTCGAACTTCGAACGCCGATCGGTTTCGACATTGGCACGCTCGTTATTACCCTTGGAATTAGCGCCGGGCTTGATCGACGTCTTGAGCAGGCGGTCCTTGTCGGTATCCGCCTCGACCACCTTGGCGATCGCGACATCGAACGGCAGTGGCTTACCCTTGGAGTCCATGACCTTGTTACGGCCGCTTGCGCCGCGCGGCTTGTCATAGACAACGATATCGCCGTCGACGATATCGACATGATCGCCGAACAGGCGCTGCGCCTTGCCTGGGGTCAGGATCAGCTTCTCGCGAATGAAGTCGGAATTGGCGAACGCGCTCGAGACGAAGAGGTCGTTCGCACGGGCCTCGGCCTGGGCAGCGCGCGCTTCGGCGGCGGTCGCGCGTTCGGCTGCAGCCGTCACCTGGGCGTTGTGCTCCTCCTGGGCGATCTCGCGCAGACGGGTCCAGTTACCCTCAGCTTCCGCCTTGGCCTTCTCGGCATTACGGGCGGCCGTCTCTGCCGCGGAGACCTTCTTCATGGCCTCCTTGGCCGCGGCGGGATCAATGCCGGCAAAGCGCGCGCGGGTTTCATCGAGTTCCGCCTTGACGCGGGCGAGCTCGGCGGCGGATTCGTCATCCGCCTCGACCTTTGCGGTGGTCTTCTTACTCTTCGCCTTCAACGCGGCTTGCGCCTCGGCTTCTGCCTGGGCAGCTGCTTCTGCGGCTGCGGCCGCCTCAGCTTCCGCTGCTTCACGCTGTGCGGCTTCGGCCGCTGCCTTCTCTTCTTCGGTCACTGAACACCTTTACAAAACTGATAAAGACGCGTGCATAGTAACACACATGCGCTGTTCGTATCAATCGATAAGGATGCGACCTGCCAAATGCAGAAACGCCCGCCCTTTATCGGGGCGGGCGTTGTCCGTATTTGCAGTTTTGCTATTTAGACGACGTTGAGGGTGAACCGGCGCGGCATAAAGGCGGCCGTCATCTTTCCACCCCAAATCGCGCCGATCGCTGCATGAAGCTTGCGGTTATAGTGAATGCCATCATAGCTTCCGCTACTACCGTCGGCCGCTGCGGAAAGACCGGCCTCCTGGCGAACCTGCGCCAGGACATCGATCACGACGACGTTCGGGTCGCCGGCCGCGGCGACAGCGGCCGTGGTGGCGGCATTGCCGCCGTTGCCGAGCGGGATCAGGAAGGCAATCTTAGCGGCCGGAGCCGCGGCCCTCAGCCCCGAGATGACGGTCGCCACGTCCGCCTGGTTCGTGGTGCCGTTGGTGCCCATCATGACCGTGATATAGTCGGGCATGTCAACAAAAAGACCGCTGCCGTCGAGACGACTCACGCCTGACCAGTGGTATTGCCACGAGCTCGTGAGCCCCGGCGAGCCGTCAGTCGTTCCCAAATTATACGTCGCACCGGCATGGGCGACGACGCCATATTCCGCGTTCAACGCGAGCGCGATCGTGCGCGCATAGGTGCCCCTTGCACTGTTCTGCTGCGGGATACTCAGAGCGCTGCCGTCGACGTAGGTCCCCTCCGTGAGACTATCCCCAAGAGAGAGCAAGCGGTTGGGGAGCAGGGTCGCCGCGGAGACGGTTGCTGTGTTCTCGACACGAATGCCGATCACAGGAGAGCAGACGGCCGGGATGGCGCCCGCCCACCTCAGGCCAAGGCTGGCCTCGACGTGAATTTCAGCGGTGTGCGTGCCCGCCGCCAGTGTATCGGTGAACGTGAATTCAGTCTCTCCGATGCTGCTGACGGTGTAGCTCACACCGTCAATAACGGCCTTATAATACACTGCAGGGAGGCTTCCCGCGCCGTTCGCGCCTGTAATTGCCCCAGTGCTCAACCCGAGCGTCTTCCCGGTGAACTTGAACTTCATGTAGGCGCCGGGGAGAGCAGCAACCTTATAGGTGCCGTTGTCATACCAATTGTTCGGCGAATAGAAGATCGCCGCATTGCTGCGAGCAATCAACTGTGTCGGCTGCGCCAGGCTGGGCGTGAAATCATTATAGATGACGAAATTGTCGAGGCCGCCATCGTTCGCATCTGCACCGACGCTGTTGAGCACGACACCGCAATAGCCGCTGGCATAATGCGCGCCGGTAGTGTCGTCCAAAGTCACGGTCGGCGTGACGGGGCGAGTCTGGCCCGCGGTCACGTTCCACAGACGGAACTCGAAGCGGTAGCCGTCCATCGCGACTTCGACCTGCATCGTGTCGCCGATCGCGCAGACAACCTTGCGGAACACCTTCGAGCCGAGCGAGGTGAAGCCGGCGGCGTTGTTCTTATAATAGAGACCGCACGTTCCGGTCTCGTCGAAGAAGAACGAATAGCCCTGAGTGGCCGTATTGTTCGCGCGGAAGAGCGGCGCCAGCACGTTGCCGTGGACGCCGCTCGCGACGTTCGCGATGAACTGATAGCTGAATCGGCCTGTCGTGACCGAGGCGCCGGTATAGAGCACGCAGTCGAGCGCGGCATCCGTGGTCGCGCGCAAGCATTGCGTCGACCCCGCGACGGGATTTGTCGCCGAAACCGCCCAAGTGCCATGAGTTGAAACCCAAAGGCCGCCCGCTGGCATGCCGCCCGGCGTTTCGCCGTCGAAGTTATTCTGGTAGACAATTGCCATCTCGGGTTACTCCGGAGAAACGTTGGATGTGGTGGGGGGCGTGATGGTGACGGTCTTGGCCGTGTCGCCCGGGTTGAAGGTCACGGTTCCGCTCGGCCAGGTGCCGCCAAAATCGGGGCCGACCAGCGCGCCGGTGCGTCCGGGCAAGGTGCTCGCCGCCACGCTGTAATTCGCGACGGTCGTGCCGGTCGTGTTTCCCGAACGGTGGATTACGAAGGAGTAGGCGCCCGTCGCCTTTGTGAGCGTGACGGCGGGATCCACGGACAGCACAGCCGCCGCCGCAATGGTTACGGTTGCACTCGAAGTGCGCCCATCATTGCTGGCCGCCGCTAGATGCTCGGTCAGGGTGATATTTGCCGAACCCGCACCCGCGAATGTGCCGGATACCGTCAGGCCGCTAACTGTGAGTGCGGTGCCATCGCTCGACGTGGCCGTGATCGTCGAACCAGTCGTCGCTCCGCTAATGGTAGCCGAAAAGGCCTGGCCTGCGGTCGCTGCGCCGTTCGACAGCGTAAGGTTATTCAGGACATAAGGGATGGTTACGCCGCCAGAAACCGCAGGCGTCGAGCCGCCAATATTCGTTGCCAGGACGCGGCAGGTGAGAGAGGCACCCTCATCCGCAACAGCAACGAGGTAGGATGAACTGGTCGCGCCAGCGATGTTCGTGCCGTTACGCAGCCACTGGTAGCTGTAGCCGCTCGGCGAGCCTGTCCAGGTGCCGTTGGACACCAGAATGGTATTACCGACCGCCGCGGTGCCGCTGATTGCCGGCGCGACGGTGTTAACGGGCGCGGCCTGGACGGACACCGTCACAGTGACAGGCGAAGCCCTGCCGTCATTGCTGGCGGAAGCGAGATGTTCGGTCAGAGTTACCGTCGGCGAACCCGCACCCGCGAAGGTGCCGGAAATCGTGTTGCCCGAGACAGTCAGGGCGGTGCCATCGCTCGACGTGGCCGTTACCGTCGAACCAGCGGTCGTGCCGTTGATTGTGGCCGAATAGCCCTGCCCGGCGGTCGCTGCGACGCTGGATAGGGTCAGCGCATTCAGGACGTAGGGGACGTTGACCGCACTGGAGAGAGCTGCCGCAGACCCGCCCGTATTCGTGGCGAGCACGCGACAAGTCAGGGCCTGACCCTCATCTGCCGCGATAACCGTATAGGTCGAACTGGTCGCCCCGGAGATGTTCACCCCGGCGCGGCGCCACTGATAGCTGTAGCTGGTCGGGCTGTTCGACCAGATTCCGTCAGAGACGGAAATCGTGTTGCCGAGCGCCGCGGATCCAAGGATCACAGGTGCTGTGGTGTTGACCGGGACGGGGACGGGCGCTGCAGCGACAGCGATGGACGCGGCCGAGGTAGCGGCAGCGCTTCCACCCGCATTGATGGCCGTAACGGTGCAGGAAATATGCGTGCCGAGATCGGCCGAGTTCAGAACGCGGGATGCGTTGATAAGGCCCGCTATTACGACACCATCTCGCAGCCACTGATAGGTGTAGCTGGTCGGAGAGCCCGTCCAGGTGCCGTTGGAGACAGAAACAACCTGGCCAACCTGGATCGTGCCGGAGATCGCCGGCAGGACTGTGTTGGTGGGCGCCGGGATCGCGCTGGCGATGGGTGCCGTGGGAGCGCTTACGGCGCTCCAGGCGCCCTGGCCATTAACGGCTGTGACAAGAACAGAAAGACTCTTGCCCAAATCACCCGCGGTGGGGACATAGGTCGCGGCGGTTGCATGGGGGATATTCGCGCCATTCGCTCGCCACTGATAGGCGTAGGTGTCTGGGCTATTCGTCCAGGTGCCCGGCGATACCGTCAGAGACTGGCCGACCTTGGTCGTACCGGTGATTGCCGGTGCGGTCGTGTTAATCGGAACTGAGGTGATGTCAGGCAGCGCGATGGTGCCGTCGCGCTTGATATGAATTTGCAGGCGATTGTCACGATAGCCCGGCGCGGGCGCGAGAGCATTCGTCTCGCGCACAATGATATCCTTGCGCTGCTCGACGGCGTAGGAGACGCGCACGGAGCCAGCAACCAGATGACCGCCGGCGAGCGAGAACCGGCCGGCGTCGTCA